CCAAGTGTTGAAGCTGACTCCGAGCAAGTGTATGTCATCTTCATATCACTTGCTGATGTGTATTCAAGATTTGTCGCACTCCATATTGCATACGAACCTTGCTGAAGTGTATCTTCTTTTAATGTCACAAACTGTGAGTTCTGTAAATTCTGTAACGCAACAATACGTGAATCCGTAGCAGAAGACTGTTCTGCGTACATTAATTCTCCGAAGTAATTGTATGTATTTGCACCGCTCCAGAATATTACATTAGGAAACTGCGGATTTGCAGAAAGAATAAGTCTGTTGTTATTGACTATCATATCTCTGCATTTATTTATTCTGTCTGCGTATTCTTCTTCTGTTTTTCTTGCCGTTACGAAGATATTATCAACACCTGTTACTCCAGGCGAATCAGGAGCAGAGCCGAAGATAATCACTCCGTTCGTATAATCGTATGCAAACTGCTCGCTTGTTGAAGGCGATGAAGTTTTAGTGCACACGTGTTCGGTTCCGTTTGCTGATGTCCACTTGACCTCTATGTAATTCGGATCTAATCCTTTTTGTGATAAACGGAAATACCTTGTTGGAATATTATCAGCTCCGCTTACAGATATTGTTATAGTATCGTTTGCCGTTGCTCCTGAAGATGCGTAATCATATCTTATTTTGTATGTTGAATATAATGCACCAGCTGACAACGTTGTTCCGTTTAATTTCCATACAGAAGCACTGTTATTCCCACCCGTTACGCAAGTAAACGTATAAACATTATCAGCATATGAAAATGCATTAAGCATTGCTGATACATCTTGACAATAAACACTTGTAATTGCCGATGATGTAAACGATATAGAATACGAATTATTTGCACTTGGATTCTGATGGAAAGATTCAGAAAATTTTCCCGTAAGAAAATTGCGGAACTCATTTTCTGTAGACGAACTAATAATTGCAAGATTGTCTGTTATTCCTGATGTAGCAGAAGAATTTGTATACATCATATCTTTTGATACATATGTATTTGGCACATATGCCTTATTCATTACGGTATCAAAAATCTCGCCGTCATAAAAATATAAATCCTCACCATCGAGAATCATAAGTTTATTGTCGTATATAACAGATTTGCATCTATTTTCTTCTATGCCGTTGTATATAACAGTAATTTCGTCAGCGCTTAACTGATTTGGATAATTATCCCATGTATACACTCTGGATCCGCTGTGGATCAGAACTTTGTGTATGCATTCTCCATATGAGTCTGTATATTCAAAATCCCATATATCATAAACTGCGTCGTCGAACTTGAATTTTCCACCAAGCACTTCGTATCCGTAGTTTCTAAATCCAACATGAGATTCCCATACGTCGTTATCGGAATGATACATATTAACAGAATCCGGAGAGCGAAAAGATGCGGTATCGTCTGAACGAAAATCCACGCCTCTTACATTTCCAAAATAAAATGATTTTGCTTCTTTTTTAGTTGATTTAGGAGAAGACCGTGCGACATATGCCATTAGTATACACCGCCAAACTTCTTAATTACAGGAGCAGAATGGCCTCTATCAGTATCGAGCATCTGCATTCCCTGTTCAGAATCTGAAATAAATTCTTCGTATTCGCCTTCCTGAGTTAAGAAAGCACACGCTTTCGATATAACTATATATTCAATATCTTTCGGAATGTTAATGTTGTAATCATTATCAGTGTCCGCAGTAACCAAATTCGGAAAGAATGTGCTTTCTATTTCGTAATAGCCTTCTTCTTCCGGAAGATACAGCTTATCGCCTTTTACTTTAAACTGTACCGGTTTCTTTTCTTTATCATCGCATTTATAGACATACTCTACTTTATAGAGTCCGTCAGGAATATCATGAATAGAATACCCGCTATAATTAGGCACGTTATCCTCATGAAATCGTACGTTATATAAACAAACATTATGAATCCTGTAATAATATTCTCCCTTGAAGAATATATATATATCAGTAAACTTAGAGAAGCTTCCTTTAACAGCAACCGTTCTTCCGTTTGCTGATATTGTCTTTTCTCCGCCTATTACGGAATTGTTTCCGTCTGCATCTGATGTAACATTATATGTGCAATCTCCGTCTACTTCGAAATAATATCCGCATATATTAGATGCGTGAACAAATTCCGGATCAGATCGATGCTCGAGCTCTCTTTTATCTTCAGGAAGAGCATTAAATGATTCTCCTTGATGTACATGCCATTTTTCTTTAACCTGTTTGCCATAAAAAGCAAAACGAATCGCCTCATTGATAGCCAACGGCAATTTGTTTAATGTATCTTCATCATCGGTCATCTGAGCCAGAGAACCGTCATATTCGTCTATTTTAAGCAGTACTGCTTTCTTTAAGTCTCCGTATGTCATTTATCCACCTTTTTTCGGCCCGTATTCTTGCGTACATTTGTTTTTGGCTTGTCGTCGATAGTTTCCTTTGATTTAGGTTTAACATCTTTATATCCGTTTTCAAGAAGTTTTTTGATTATATACTCATCTTCTGTTTCAATAAGACCTTTTGAATCGAAAGAGAGAATTATATGTGTTGATACTCTAAAAGACATAGGCCTTCTTTTTTTAATTATCAAAGCTGTATTCGGAGTTCCTTTAAATATCATATATACTTCTCTTTTCTAATCTATACTAATCTATACTGGGTATACCATGTGGTATACCAAAAACGGAGGGGAGATTGCTCTCCCCTTAATAATTAAAGTTCTACTACAGTAACAGTAAGTGCGTGGTCAGTAAGAAGCTTCTTTCCAGATGCAGGTATTGCTTTTATTGTTACCTTTCCGTTAGTGGGGGTTACCTTAGCAGATTCAACAACATATGCCCCGCATTTCTCTGTTGTTGTAAAGTCAAGCCCTGATTTTCCAGCCCACATTGTGCCTTCGCTAAACTCAAATTTAATTCCAATAAGAATTGAGCTAAAAACAAGAGCGAAAGATTTGCCTGAAGAGAACTCAAAAGTTTCAGCTGTGTCTGCTGTAGTAGACGTTGCAGCGACAGCTGCGGTTTCTGTTTCTAAATTTTTTAATCCTTTTACAGGAGTTACAGAAATATTTGCCATTGTCTAATTCCTCCTAATTAAAGACTTGTGTCTGTTCCTTCTGTCATCTTGCATGAAACAAGTTCTGCAGGGCGAATAACCTTGCCGCCGTAAACGAGAAGGCCTCTAACACCGTTTGAGAATTTCTGCTCAAGACGGATGCATTCTGTTTCGTTTACCTGCTGTGCAAAAGCAATTGCATTCTTAGAGCCAGCCATAATATAGTTCGTATGGATACCAGATGCTACAGAACCACTAAGATTGTTAGATACATACATATCGAAGCCAAGTTCGTCTGTCCATTCAACTCCATCAGAAATCTTAGCGCCTTCTTTAACGCTGAATTTAATACCAGCGTAGCGAAGCTTCATCTTCAGCCACGGAGGAATAACAATAAACTGGTTCTCCCTTGATACGTTAGCTTCGTCTAGCTTCTGAGAGATTTCGCCAATGTGCAGAATTGAGTTCGCCGCCGTAGTCGTGCCTGAACTAGTTGTTTTGTCAATTCTAATTCCTGCATCTGTATACTTCCCAAATATAAACTGGTCTACGACATCTCTTAGCATGTATCCGGCACGAGTGGCCTGCGAATTCTGCATTTCGACATTCGACTGTGCCTTTTCAATATCGGATACCTGAAAACTGAAGTATTTCTGCTGGTCAATTACGAGAGCAAGGTCACTTGTCACAAGGTTTTCATAACTAATATTTGTAGAATTGTCTGTGTAATCGTTGATGGAAGGATCTGCCATACCCATGAAGTGCACGGTATCTCCAGCCTTCTTAATTTTACCTTCTGCTTCTGTACTGCAAATGTTCTTTGCAACGAGATTCTTTTCTAATGTACGCTGTATCTGTTCCGTCCATATGGCCGGTATAAAAGCGCTAGTTGATGTAGCCATAATTTATATACTCCTTTTACCATTTAGCTTTTGATTTGAGTATATCGTCCCATTTTGCATGAACTTCTTCTCTGCTCATGGCCGATACCTCATCAGCAGTATAATATCTGCCTTTGTCGTTGTCTGTTCCTGTTGATTTTACAGAACCGCTTGACGGAGGAGTTTCCGGTCTTTCAGAAATAACTGAATTTCTATAAGCTTTAACTGGGTCAATTCCTATCTGTAGCTGTTTGTAAAAATCTTCAGGAAGTCCTTCGATGCTTTCGAGATTTTCTTCCGGATACGCATCTTGGATAGATTTGAGTGTTTCTAATTTCTGACGCTCAAAGTCTCTCTGCATTGCAGCCTGAAATCTTGGGTCGTTTTCTACAGCCTGTGATATTTTATCTGCTTCTGCTGTTTCCTGAGCTATCAGTTCGTCGACGGTTATGCCTTTTTCGTTAGCCTGATATTCTCTAAGCCTGGCATTTATTTTATCGATTTCTTCACGATATATACGATTGTTTTCTTCAATCTTTGCTTCGGCGTCTGCGCGGATTTTATTTATCCTATCTGAAACGTTTTTCGTTTTAGATGTTGCTTCTGCGTTTTCGGAAGTATCTGTAAATTCTACACCGTCTGTTTCCGATTCGAGCGATTCATCGGTATTTATTATCTGCTCATTTAATTCTTCACTCATATTCAATTTTCCTTTCGTATTAGCGCACGACTGCGAAATAAAAAAGATGGAATCTTTTATAATTCCATCTTAATCAAAAGTTATGCTATAAAGTCTCTATTTCTTTTTTGGATATACTTTACCATCTACAACAAGCAACCCAAGAGCCTGTGCCATTAACAGTTTCATTTCTGTTGTTAATTGCAAAGAATCAATAAATCTTATTATATCGTAATATTGATTAGCTTTTAAAGAATAGTTCAAGCCAAATAAAATTTCTTTCTGTACCTTAGATAAATTCATTTCATTTATTAATGCGAATATTTTGTTTTTCTTGCTATTTTTTATCTCATTTCCTTCTTCGTCATAATCAGGCTCAACTGTTAATATTGCTTTTTGGAATTCTATATAATCGCTTGCTTTTATATTAGATTTAAGCACAAATGTAAAAGCGTCATCAGATGGATATTCAGTGCTATAAAAATATTCTAATTCTTGTTCGGAATAATCTCCTGAAGATAAATCATACATAGCTTTTATTTTTGCAGACTTATTATTATTTTCTATTTGAGGAGATATAATAATTTCTCCGTTTTCTATATAGTAATTGTTAGAAACTCCTTCTACTTCTGTTGTTTCTTCCTGTTTTTGAACGAGTCTATTATAAAAACTATCTATTGCTACACCGTGGTCGTATGCGTATTGTATTGTATATCTTTCGTCAGAAATGTTTGATTCAAAATACTTATGATATAGCAAAATTACATCTTCATCATCTTTTATATTTGTAAATAACCATGTTTTTTTGTCGTATGTTTTTGATCCGCTGTCAGAATCATCGATATTGCTAAACGCTATATTAGTTTCAACAAAAACTTTTGCGCTACCTCCATTTTCGCAGTAGTCAATTATACTTATACTTGTATTTTCTGACTCAAATTCTTTATTATAAATAACAGATATACTTTTATCAGACAATCCGGACTCAACTAGAACTTTCTTTTTTTCCAAGTCCGAAGTGCAGTCTTTCGCTTTAGTTTGAGCTTTATAGCAACTATAATCAAACATGTTACATCCATTTTCAGAAAGCTGAACTGTTGCAAAGTTTTTAGATTCTATACCGATTTCGTCGCAAATCCTATCTTTTGCATATTCTTCACAAAAATCAACATATTTTTTAACAGCATAATATTTTTCTTCATCAGTTAGTTCTTTATAATATATCGAATCAAACAATTCTGAAATTTTTGAATACTGACATGATGCATACTTTTTATAATTATTTTGCTGATCCGGAGTTAGATCGTGAGCATATCCTTCTTCGTCAATAATTTTTTCAATATTTGATACAAACATATATGACATGTTGTAATAATTATCCACGCCAAATATTTCTTTATGATTAGCATTTTCTTTGTTAGTCCACATTACAAGTCTGGTTATTTCATCTGTGGATTTTTCAAGATTTATATTTTCGTAATTTTTATCAAGGTACACTTTTACGGCAGAATTTATATCCTTTTCAGACTTTGCGTTTCTTATATAATCTATATTTGTGCCGTAAAATATTGAATCCCAATATGCAGCTATATCGTTATTGCACAACGATGCAGCTTGAACTGTGTATTTAATTCCATTATCTAACGGAACGCCGATAAATTTGCTAACTTTAATTGCTGATGAAAGCAAGTAATTTGCATAATCGTATGAAGACGCTTCTCCCAAAACAGATTTATCGAACAATGCTTTCCCATCAGTACAAATACTTAATATATCTTCAAAAGCATCTATAAAATTAATTTGCACCATGTCGTTTTTATAATATCTATCACTGTTTGTCATTGTGTCGATAACAGACATTATTATTCCTCCTATAGGAGACATATTTACAATAGACGACATAAATTTTGTTATACCGTTGCTAAATAAAGTTTCTATAAATTTTTCGCTATCGAAGTTTCCGTTTTCATCGTAACAATCATCAAACAATCCCTTAAATAACGCTGATATTGCTATAGACGAAGCAGTTATCCATAACGAGCTAAACCCAATACCTGCCACGCATGAATAAGCAGTTTTTTTAGCAGCCTTATATTCATTTGACGTTTTTCCGTATCTTCTCGAATAAGAAATCGCTCTTCCAATATGATCATATAGTTCAGAAAACATTTGGTTCAACTGTGACTTATATAATCCAAACAATACTTTTCTTACAGGATTATGAGTAGAAACGTTATTAGATCTCCAGAACTGTGAACTAGACGGATCGGATCTTTTAATCGTTTTTTCATGTAACGCACCTGCAATTTGAAATTTTTTAACTTTCTCAACGTGCTGATACCCATCATAAACAAGATTTTTACGCATATTTTCAGATGTTAAATCTGCTATTATTCCTTTGGAAAATAATATTTTTTCTGTTTCAATTACGCAAGCATTCCATTTTAGCGCAGTAGTAAAAATATCCATTGCATTAATCGGAAGTGTACCTATTCTTGTTATTGTAGCTATTGGGTTTTTGCTTTCAAGAATTTCTCTTACAACAACATCCCCACCTTTTTCAGCTCTTAATCTCATATAAGGATTATATAATTTTGCATTTTTTAAATCAGGCTTTCTGAAAAACGCTTTAATCAAAGATTGAGCAGATATATATGGCGCTGCGCTAAAATATGAACCAAACTGAGCCAAAACTACGTTAGGATTTAGCCCAAGAGTAGCTCCTGCAATATTATTTATAATATCGTTTGCGATTTGAGTATATCCTTTTTCTGTTTTAGCTGTGGTTTTGTCTATTCTTGAAAAAATTTCTTGCAATGTTTTGCTAATTATGTCATTTCCTGCTTTTAATTTTATTATATCGTAAAGACTTAATGTTTTGCCTTCGTTTCCAAACTCAATACGAGCGTTGAATATTTTATTTGCGGCCTCTATTGCAACAGCTGATTCCGAAAAATTAGTAAGCGCATTAAAGTCTATTGCAAACGCATCATTAATATCAAGAATGATAAACGGACTTCTGTCTTCAGTTCTTGATATTGTTGCGTTTGAAAACATTGAACGAGATGATAATGAACTATTTTCGCTTGTAGTAATAACATCCCCACTTTTAGCTTTTTTTATAATAACAGCTCTATTTTTCTTGTTTATTGTAGGGTCTCCAAGAAGTTTTTCCATTGAATCTGTAATTTCAATGCTAAGTTCTTCTCGTAAATTCTCAAGCATAGATATATATTCTATAAGAACTTCGTCTTCTTGCGCAAACTCTACTATTTGTTCAAACTCTTCTTCAGTAGGAGTTAATAGCGTTGAGTCTTTTAGTTTTATATCAATATCTCTTGTATCCTTAAAATAAGAATCTTTACTTATTAATAAAACTCCACCATTTTCATCAAAAAGATTTTCCATAGCAACTGTATCCTTACTTACCATATAGAAAAATCCTAACTGAGCTTTATTACAAATAAGTCTTACTTTTTGTTTTGATTTTGTTGTTACGTCAATTCCTGTATCTATATATTCCGCTTTTGCACCTGCCCATTTTTCGATTTCACTTTTATGGGATTTAACAAACTCTGCTATTTCAGAGTCTATTTTTTGTCTTTGCATTAAAGCAGTTCTTTCGCTGTTTTCAAATACTTCTGAAAGTTTATGAGCATAACCGCCGGTATAATCATCAATCCTATCAAGAATAACATTTGGTCTTAGAGAATTTTCGTGTAATCTTATAATAAACTGAATTAATTTGTTCATCCAATTATTAGATGCTTCAAAATGGAAAATATTAGCGTTATTAATCGTGTTATTAATTCCAAAAACTACTTCATCTAAATCTTCAAACCTGTTCCCTAATAAAACATATCCTTCTGTATTATATGCGTAATGAAACAATGCTGCTGCTTTTGCAATTGCATAAATTTCTTCAAGATCATACAGCTCAATTTGTCTGTTATCTAAAGTGTTTAGATTATCAGCAAGATTTTTCAGTTTTATATTAAGTGCATATTTGCTGTTGCTTCCTCTTTTGAAAAGTGCGTCTATTGCACCTATTATTTTTTTTATATTGACAACGCCGTCAGCATTAATAATTTTAATTAGCTCGATATTATAATCTTCTGGATCAATAAGTCCGCTTTCAAATTCTGATTCAAAAGTTTTTTTACTTATATTTGGGAAGCTTATGTTGTTTAATATTACTCCAATTTGTTTTTTATAATCTATAACATCTTCTTCGGTTAGGTTTTGGATATTATATTTTAATTCTCCAAAAATATAATTTATGTTTTCTAATATCTGGCGCTTCTCATATAATGCTTCAGAAGGAGTTCTCTTTATTAAATTTAAAATTATTTCTTTTGTTTTTTCTTTTCTTTTCTTTTCTTCTAATGCTATATTCGCATTTATTGCCGAAGATATTAATTCGCTTCTGTCAATTCCTGTAGCAGATGATATTAAATCTATTATTTCGCTCGGGCCAGTATACGAATTATCGATATATTTTTCTTCAAACTGATTTATATCATTAATATCTTTTATTTTTTCAGCATTATTAAGTTCTTCGTTACTTAAAGAGTATATTACATTAAGTAAATCGCTTCCTTCTTCTGTAATAAGATAATTTACTAATTGCTCAGATGAAGCTATTTTACATCCGTTTTGGTCTAAAATGTTTTCTATTTTGTTGTTTATAACAGACATTGCTAAATCTGCTGATTCCTGAGATGAAAAATATTCTTTTGCTTTACTTGAAAGAGTAGCATCTATTATATCTGAGCTGTATAAAGGAAGTGAATTAATAAACTTCATTTCAGAGTCATTGTTTTTGAACACTTCAGAAAATGTTTCTCTTGCCAAATAGACAAGTCTTGCGAATCCATCGAACGTTCCTGTTGTAAATGTATTGTCAAGAAGATTTGCAAAGATACCTCTTAATGTTCCGTTATCAAATGGGTCAGAATATCCTTCTGGTCCATAAATCTGAAACGCATAATTATCGAGATTCCATTTTTCTGATTCAGTTGATATCTTGTTTTTAAATACAGTTTTTAATTCTTCTATATTTTTCTCAACAAGCAGATTTATTCTTCCGGCTCGAACTCTTTGAAGAATTTCTTCTTTGCTCATGCTGCCTTTATAAATTGTTATTTGCCCATTAGGATATTTTTTGCATGGAGAAAACACATAAACCTGTTTGCCTCCTTCAACAGTTTTATTAGATATAACAACCGGTATATCAAGATTATTTTTATTTCCGGTATTTACTTTATTGTCTGTATTTTTTGTTTTTGGAGCTTCTGGATTATTTTCGTCTATAATATTTTCTTGCGCAGCTTCATTTTTAGATTTGCTTTTAGTTTTCCTCACTCTTTTTGGTTTGGTTGTTGTTTTATTTTTAGAAAGCATTTCATTAAAATCGCTATAAAATCTTTCGGCTTCTATTTTTTTTAACACCTTGTTTTCTAATATATTTATTAACGCATTGTCAATATTTTGTTTTTTCATTGCAGACATAAGAAGATTAATAAACAATATGTTTTCGTTTTCAAAAACAAAGCTTTCGCCAGTTTGAGGAATAACAGGATTTTTAATAATAATATCAGTAGTTGAATTTTGCACATCTTTGATTCTGTATTCATTAGATACTCTTTCGATTACTGATGATATTCTTTCACTTTCTTCCTGTAGATTATTTATTTGTTTAAGTATTTCGTTTTTTGCTTTTGATATTTCGTCTTTTTTTCTTGATTCTTCAAACGATTGCTTTTTTGTATCAGGGTTAGAAAAATCTTCAGAGTATTTATATACATGGAATTTCCGTTTTCCTTGCAACCCATTTTCTTTCGTGCCGTTAATGTATGTAGTATTATTTATAGCTTTTAAGCGCTTTGCCAACTCAATTGCTTTTTTTTGCAAATCATCAAACACAACACTATTTTCTTCGAAATCAAATACTATTTTTGCGCAATCTTGTAAACTGTTTGTTGAAAAAACATATTCTTGATCGTTTTTTTTGTCATTAATATATATTTCGTAATATCCTTTTTTAGAAGTTGTAATAAAGGCTTTAATGTTTTTTGTATTTATTATTTTTTTGTCTTTTAATCTTTTACGATAACTGTTGATTTTTAATCTTTTGTCAGCAGATCTATATTTCATATATTTCTGTGCATTTAATTTTGCTTCTAAATATTTTGCAGACGCACTAAATTGATTAATGTTATACACAGGGACATCTTCCTGCATTTCTCCTTCATATAAAAGATTCATATATGCAAATGGAGATGAGTTTTCTCCGCTTAAATTTAGCTGAAGACCTAATTGTTCGAACATTTCAGGAGTTCCTATTGGTGGTATCAATGTTAAATCAAAGTCATAATAATCTTCAACATTGCCATTCGCCTTTTTTAAATTATAAATGAAATTATTTATCTCGAGTTCATATTTTGCAAATAACAATAATTTTTTTATAACATCTTTTTTTGTTTCAGGCGTAACACCTGAAAATGTAGATGTGTAATCGAACACATCAGCGTAATCAGTTTTTGTCAAATTCAGAAATGATTCCTTATTTATTTTTGGAGATTTTAATGTATAGTAATTATTCCCGACAAAATATTTATACATATTATCGTTTATGTCTGAAATCGAATCTTGTAGCTTTGTATAATTTATTTTCCCGTCTAAAATGCTTGAATCATATATATTTTTTGGAATCCCTAATAAATAGCATATCTTAATTAGCGTATCAGGATGTTCAACAAGTTCGTTAATACGATTTTCGTGTATTGGTTTCCCATCAGTTAAAACATATCTAAAAACTGCTTCAGCCAAAATACTTTTAGATAACGCTTCTCTTATTAAGGATTTTCCTGAAGCATCAATTGCAAATACATCAGCATTAGATTTGAAATTGAATCCTTCAAGAAATTTGTCGGCGTCATGATATGTAGCATAATATAATCTTTTTAATTCTTCTTCGGATGGTATTTCGTAAATTCTTTTATAATCGTCTATGTATTTTTGGCGAGCATTATTTATATCTGTTTCAGTTGCCGGTCTTTCATTTTCCTCTAAAAATGTCTTTTTAAAATCTTCAAGCCTTCTTGTTTTTTCTGCATTTTTAATATTTGATATTTCAGTTTCTATTTGTAACTTGCCAGGTCTGTTTACACCTTTATCTTTTAGGCTTCTAAGCGCTTTTTTTCTGTAAGATTTTTCTGACAGTTCTTTTTCTTGGCGTATTGATTCCTGCATAGATTCATATTGCATACGCTTGTATTCATCAAAAGTAGGAATATCAATTTTCTTTTTATCTTTTTTACTTTTTAAAAATGAATAATATTCTTTTTTTAATCTTTTTTTATTATCTTCCGCTTCTCTGATTTTATATTTTTCATGCACATATTCATTTTCTCTTTTATTTAAAGCATATATATGATCTTCTAAATGCGCATAATCCAATAACCCGTATTGATATGAAATATCTATTAGCTTGTTGATATTGCTTCTTTTGTCATTTGTTACAGATTCAAGACTATATATTTTCGTGTTGCCATCTGTATCAACAAAATTAACAGGAGTATTATTTGTATCATCTATTGTTTTTAATAATGCTTTCTCTCTTGCATTTTCTTGTTTTGATCTAAACAAATTTCTGGCGTCTTCAACAGTATTGTTTTTGCCTTTTAAATGGTATTTGTCCGCAATAGACCTTTCATATTCATTGAATTCTAATGAACTTTTATCGAGTAATGCATTTTTAGATTTCGATTCTTTTGTCTTGAGAAGATATAGTAATACGTCTTCATTTTCTGAAGGTTTTGAAACAAGATAGCTGCTTACATTAAGTTTTTTCCTTGCAGCCTCATATTTTATTCCGTGGCTTGTAGCGTAATCGCGTATTTGATTTCTAATCTGTTCTATACGTATACTAATTAACTGACGAGCCCTTGCAAAAAAGTTATTATTATCTTCTCCGGTTTTTGTAGTTCTTGTCTTTCTTTTAATAAGATCATAAGATTTTGAGTTTGATATTATATCTGAATAATTATTAAGCAAACCTAAAAGACTGGATATTTTTTCAACAGCTGTAGGGTTAACAGACATTTCTGTAAGAGCGATATCGCTTATTTTAAATATAAAACCATTAAGATAATCTGAAACCTCCCTATATAAATAACTGTTAAAATATGCATATTCTCTGAGCGTTGAAAGCTTTTGCAAATTTGTACTGGTTTTTTTTGTTTGGTCGAATTTTACTCCGTCAAGATGATTGTCGCGCTCGCTTTTTGTTAAAATTTCAGAACTGTTGTTTGCCTTATATTCAAGAAATCCTTTCATATTAGAAAAAAGTCCAGCGTTATATCCGTATTCTATATCTGCCATAGCCAAATTCATCATTTCATCTATGGCATATCCTTGTTCTTTATAATAATTTCTTATATCATCAACCAACTCTTGCTTGGTAGGTTTATCAGAATACTTTTTATTTGTGTTACTTTTTTTATCTATAACTCTGTTGTTTTTTGTTGTTTTTTCGTAATCTTCTGCAAATTTTTCTTCCAACGCATTAGCAAAGTTTTCATCAGGCTTATTATTGGCTAAATATTTAATAGCTTCTATTATGCTGTTTACTGTTTTTTGGCTATTGCCTTCTTCCTGCAATATTCTGTTGTTTGCGGATGATAAAATAAATCCTTCATAATTTAACCCTGATGGCTTATCAGCATCGTCTATTCCTGGCGCCAAATCTAAATCTGATATTAATTCATATGCTAACTTTGCGTTTTCGTTAAGTTTTTTGACTGAATCAGAAGAAATCGTTTCTTTTTCTCCGGATGCATACGCTTCTATCTCTTCTGCAATTTTGTCATAGTAATTAACGTCTAAATTTAAATTTTTCTTATCTATTAACGAGTATAATATTTTATAAAAATCGTCACTGAGATTGTTTGTTCCTAAAGAACCTATTTTTGCTTTTATGTCTTCAACAAGCCTGTTTATAGGTTCTAAATTTTCATTATATCTATCTTTAAAATACACTGCTTTATTAAGAACTTTTAGCAGACTGCATATTTCATTTTCTAAATCTGTTTTTACTTTAATTCTTATATCTTTTATAGACTTATCAATTCTGTTATAAAAGACATCTGAAATTGTATTATCATCCTCGAACAAAATATTATTTTCAGCAAACAAATTTTCTTTATTCGAATCATGTATTTTTTTTAGCTCTTTTTTAATAACACTTGGTTTTTTAATTTCAGATATGTTTTCAGTTTTTTGCGATATCGATTCTGTTTTTTCGTTTGGATCGTAAGATTTGTCCAAATGAAAGCCTTCGCCTGTATCGTAATCCAAATCACCTATTGAGAAGTGAGTTCCTTGAGACATTGTATCGGAATAAACATGTTCAAGATATATTACCTCTCCAGTATTATCAAACCATTGAATAGTTATTTGCTCATAATTGTTTATATCTATAATTTCTGCTATTTTTTCATTATCCTGATTGACAATGATATCTCCTTTTTCTGCATAATCAAAAATTGGAGATGTATATAGCCTTAAACTTTTTAAATAGTTTTGTCTGTCTATACTTTGATTAGCTATTTCTCTTCTATCGCGCCGTATGCTGTTTCTTATTCTTTTTTGTTTATCTTCATTATATTCATCAGCTGATAGTTCCGATCTTTTCTTTCTTGATGTTTTTTCAAGTTCTGCAGTTGCGCTTAAATCGTATCCATTTATATATTTAGGATCTTCTATTGTTTTATTTTCATTTGTGTTTTTATTAGTAATGTTTTTTAACATTTCTACTTTTTTGCTTTTTCTGAAATTGCTCATAAAAGCTTCAGAATTTTCTACCGGGACTTTTTTTAAATATCTTGATGAAGCATAATCAAATTTCGTGCCTTTGCTCATCCTGTCAGGATAAACAGTTTCTCCTCCAGTTAAATTTGTATATTTATCGAAATATCTTATAAATAATAATCCATCGGCGTTCGCCTCTGTAACAATGGCTATAGGTTCTCCGTATGTTGCAACTATTAAATCTCCAACTTTTAAATCATCAAAAAAACTTCCGTAATGTTCTCTTAGTTTTCTAAGTTGAATATTTCTGTATAATTCTAATTCGTTATCTATTTTTTTTGTATTATTAGGATCTACAATGGCTTTTCTTGCATCAGATGACAACGCATCCCATTCTCCGGCGCCAAGCAAATATATAACGGCCTCGTGAGTTACGTTTTCCGCGTGTCTCCTTGCTCTTTCTGCTCTTCGTGCTATTCTATCGTTTATTTCGACATTTTTTGTTACTTTTTCTTGAACTTCTGATATTGTTTTTCTGTCTGTTTCCGATAAAATAAGCGATTTTGACTCTTCAATTATTATAATAGCATTTTCTTTATTAACTTTATTTCTCTGAGTTCTAGAATTTTTATATTCCAGATACGTATTATACATAGTATCAATTTTTGATAATAGATCTTTATAGTAAATAGAATTTTCGGCAATTATACCTTTTTCTACTGCTTGTATAAGTTTTCTCTTTAACTGCCTTGTTCCCTGATAAAATCTATTTATTAACTCTATATCTTCAGTATTAGATATCTCTTCTCCATTAGCTCTTCTTGCTTCAATTTCTGAAAGAGCATCTGCCGCCTGGTAGTATAATTTAAATGCATCATCTAGCGATTTAAGTCCTAATCTATTTCTCTCGTTTTGAGAAATTTTAAATTCTTTTGTATTATATTCTTCTTTTTCTTCAATAGTTAAATTGTTATACCACTCTTCTTTAGCTTTTTTTAACGAAGTTTCGCGTTCTTCAGGTTTAAAAGTTATAAATTCTCTTAACGTGCCAGATATGCCAGAAAACATGGTCAACATAATAAACGACTGGAAAAGCTCCTCATTAGACATATCATTTCCTTCTAATTTATCTGTCACCAATGATACGCCTGTTCCGGCGGCGCCACCAGAAGCTGCCGAAATCCATGTTTTTGCAATATTATATATTCTTGAAGACTCTTTTGTTGCATGTTCCAATCCAAATGAAACTCTGCTCTCAGCGTAATTCATGGCAGCAAACATGGCTAGATTTTTGAAATAACTTGATGGCAAATCTTCAATATTATATCCAGCTTCTGTTGTTTCTTTAAATGTGCTTAATGCTGATAATGAAGCGGTTGAAATACCTTTTTGAATTAAGGCAGCCTTTTTCATTATTTCAGGGCCTTTAGTTAATATTCTTTCTGCAATAGCTATTTCTTCTGCTGTTGCTTTACCTTTTTGCGCTTTTAATAATATTCCAGTGGCTTTATAAGGATTTAGTGATGCTTCTATATCCATAATAGGCCCGGAAACAAGAAAGCTCGTTGCATACATTACTGCAAGATCTACAGCTGTGCTTACAACCGCATCGGAAACTGTAAATGAATTAATATAATTTATTTGGGATTCCTGATCTTCTTGAGATAAATATGGATTAGTGACGAAATATTTTCCGTCATACCAATCAGTAGCTCTGTAAGTTATATTTTTATATTTTTCATCTTTTACATAATGAAATCCGCTTTCTGAGTCGTAAACTAATTTGTCTAATCCTTCCTGCTGACGTAACGCATTATCGCCAAGAAACATCCACATGTTTTTGCCAGCACCATAACTTCCGGCCCATAGGGTATCGCTTCCTGAAGTTTTTAAATCTCTATCGTTTAATACGTCATAAACTTTTTTAATTTCATCTGTTGAATATCCAAATTTATTGAATATTTTATCTTCATTTTGTCCGTATTTTGATAAAGTATATTCGTTTGGTAAAACCTGTCCTAATAAAGAAACGTCTTCAGCTTCTTTAGCTGTATATGCGGTCTTTTTGTTTGCAAGATAAAATACATAATCGAAATATGATTTATCCCATAGCGAAGGGTTTTTAAGCTTATCTTGTTTTATAGCAAGTTTATAAAAATCTGTTTGCTCTTTTTCTTTTTGAAAATATTCAAAATTTGCGAAATCTCTATTAGTAGCGTCTTTTGTGAGCTGATAATCCTTTTGGGCCTGTTCTTTTGAGACGTTTTTTATTCCCTGAGGTTCGTAAACATATTTCCATAACACCTGCTTTGTTTTTTCATCTATTCCGGAGCTGTCAAAAGAATCGTTAATCTGTTTTGCGGTTTTGTAATTTAATATTGATTCAGTTCCTTTTGCATATCCACTATCTTCTCTTGTATTAGAACTATATCCTTTTAATTTTCTTAATGTAGGATCTAATTTAGAAAACGCATTCAGGTTTTCTTCATATTCTTCCTGCGTATTTGAAGATTGGAGCTTGCTTACGGCTTTTTGCAATCCTAATATATATTTTTGCTTATATACTGCGGCGCGTTTTTTATCGTTTTCTTTTTTTATTAAATCTGACTGCTCTTTTCTTTGAGCTGAAGATATACCGTTGTTAGGATTAAAAGCACTTATAGAGCCCGGTGTTCCTGTATTATACTTTTTCTCTGTATTCTTGCTTATATTTTTGGATATTTCTCCTGCGCCACCAATACCAAATCCAACGCCACTTTTTTCTGAATTATTTATTTTGTCTGTTCTGTATTTTTTTTTGCCTTCTCTTGCGCTCATATATTTACCTACTATTTATTATTTTTTGCGTTAGTTTTAGCGTTCTGTTTCTTATAATTATTATTTGCATAATTATATTTAAGCTGCCCAGATCCTCCCATTCCAAAACCTACTCCGCTTTGTGTTCCATTTTTATTTAAATAATTATTTTCTGCTGTCTTTTTGGCTTGACCGTTACCCCCAAGACCTAGACCGGATCCGTAAGTAGGAGTATTTACTTTTCTTTTTCCGTTTGAAAGCTGAAATGTTGGGGGATTAGGGGAATTGTTATCATCAAAAGTATAAGGATCATAAGTTGAAGACGAAGACCCATAACCACTACTATACTTACTAAGCGCATCATAATTATATGCCATCTGGGCATCAAACTGTCTTTTTGTTTCTGCAGCCTCATCGTCACTTCTTTTCTGCCCCATGTAATACTGATACAAGTTGTCAAGATTTGTCTGCCGTGCAGATTCAGCGGACGCCTGGCTTTCAAGCTTTGATGCCAACCATTCGGTCCAAAGAGAATTCGCATTTGCCATAGAAGTATTATATGTATTCTGATTTGCTCCTAAAGCCGCAAGATATGTATTCATCGAAGCGTTTTTTAGATAATTCGATACATTGCTTCCGTACTGAGGATTATTATTTGCATTTATTGTCTTTTTGTATGTTGCGTACGCATTTGCATTAGATCCTTCTAGAGTTTTTAAGGCTGCAGATTTATTATTTGCAAAATTCGTATTTTGAACCGCGTCGTTACCAGCAATAGCCTGCAATGATGCATTATATACATCATTAATATTTGTTTGATTCTGCTGGAATGCATTAGCATATCCTCCAAGCAGTGAAGTGTCATATGTGTAAGCCATGTATTATTCCTCCGTTTCCGAGGCTGCAGATTCTATTGCGCCTCTCATGTATGATTCTGTTGCTATTTTATCCATATTTCCCTGAAGCTCAGAGTATGCATTTGTTCCTTCATCAAGAGCCTGCGCCTGTTGCTGTATAATAGCGTCTCGTTCGTCTATCTGCGATTGCATCTGCATCATCATCTGCTGTTGTTCTTGCCTTTTCCTTACTATAGCCTCTAATTTAGGCTTCATCGGCTCTTCTTCAGGTATCAGCGAAGTATACTCTTCAAGAGTAATCATTTGATTAACCATAAGATTATCTGCTTTTTGTATTTCATTTTGTTTATTTAAAGGGCTTGTAGGAGTTACATCGATTCGTATATCAACATCCAAAGATTTAATAACAGAGTTTGGGATATTGTTTATTACTATATTGCCCATTTCATCTAATTCTATAAACTGTATTCCATTTATAAAATATGTACTCCAGAAATCGAATAATATTCGCGATATATCCTCTATAAATTGTTTGTATCTTCGCTGCTGAATTTCCATCTGCGTTCCTGCCTGTTCCTGTATTGCAAGTAACGCGGTTGCGTTGTCTAGTTTTTCTCTGCCTGTTGCTATATCAGATGCTCCTGACGCTTCTTTTGTATACGACATAAGTTCGCTAAGCAATTGCTGTGCATCCTGCGACATCGGAGCTGCATTTATGTAACCAATTGATTCCAGAGCGCGTGTTATTTCGCTCTCTTCAACTTCAAGAGCTACGCCTACTGAATATACGTCTTCTTTATTAACCAGATTCGCAGAATATACCATCTTTGGAAATGCACACATTTTTGTTGCGATAAAACGATACGCTTCCATTTTGTTTATTGCAATCTGATTTGGTATAAGTTTATAAACCTGAGAATTACCTCTACAAGAACCGTGAATAGGCTCCCATAAATATCTGGATACAGGATAATATGTTAGTTTAAGATTGTCGTCTTTCCTATATACAACATTCTTTGTAGATTCAGAAACATGGATATAACCATTTTCTTTCCACATTTTCATAACACATGTGCATTTGTTTTTAGTATCAACCTCTACCCGAGATCCTGATTTAAGATCAGTATTATCATCGTATGTTAGTTTTTTGATTTCGCTTTCTTTACAGCCGTATTTTTCTGCTAATTTTTTAACTTTTTCTAAAGGTCTTCTAAAAACAATAAGAACATATTCCTGTTTTTGTATATCAGATTCGTTTTCGTCAGCAAACATTATATTCGTGTTATCTATTATTTCGAATTCTATCTTTCCCGGTTTTCTTACTCCATTTTTGATTTTACCGTCATTATAAAACGCATACATATACGAATCTCCGGTTATTATTCCATTAAGAAGCGCCTCTGAAACTTTCGTGTCCATATTATTTGTTTCCCATGATTTTAACCAGAACCTATTAAGCTGTTTGCATACTTCGTGATTTATCTGCTGCTTTACATCATCCTCAGTAAAATTTGTCGGAGAAAATATAGCTTGTAGATAATTCATATTTAACACTGCAATTTTGTAATCTACGACAGGCTTTATTACTTCAAGAATTGGCATTTTTTCTCCAGAAGACTGCAATCCTTCCCAATGTTTACCTTCATAGAATCTATAACTGTCATTTGCTATAGTAACCATATTCATTTTGTCTATATAGTCCTTACCGTACTGATAAAGTTTCCATATTTCAGTTATTTCGTTCAAATCTTCACCTGTCCTTTCGCTGTTCCGTCATAATTAGCAACGTTCTGTGCAATTTTAAGCCATTTAATTGCTTCTTCTCGTTCTTCTCTGTGCAAATCATTTATTACTGTTCTTGTTTGTTCCTTTTTTTTAAATAATTTAAACATTTAAAACGCCCTCACTGGTATCTTTATTCCTAATATGTCATCATTGTAATTTTTAACCCCAAATCTATACTGGCTTGACGCAAAATTCACAGTTTTTGCTTTTGAAACAAATGATTTTTTATAATATTCTCTCATTAAACATTGAGACATAGAGTCAACCATATCGTCATGAGCGCCTCTTGGAAAAACAGCGCATTCTTCTATAAATGCATCTCCCCACGATGTATTAGGTATATATACATTCCCTGCTTCCACAATATCTGAAATGGCATTAACTCTTGAAATCTTACCACCCATCGGATTCACGCCTATAACGCCGTGTATCTTCCGATGAAGCACTGAAATAATAGCTGCTCCGTTTGCTTTATCTTCTACATACATAGCGTTATATTTTGGATATTTTTCTGTCATATGAAGGATAGCTTCTACTGTGTCGACGAAATCCATTTGTCTATGAATAAGATCTAATAAATATATATCAGGCCCATGTGTTTTGCCCCATACTGTAATAGCAACATAGTCAGACGATTCTTCTCCTTTAAAAGCAGCGTCAACAGATATAATAAGCCTGTGAAATTCTTCCGGCTGGATTTCGTATCTTCTCCACCACTCTCTTTGCAAAATATTACCTTCTGCAAGCGAAGGATGCCCCTGGTATAATGCCTGAAAAGTTGTTGAGCCGTCAGCGTATGATGATTTTAAGTCTTTTAGCCACGAATTATCTTTACCTATTTCAGGGCATAACGCGTCACCTTTTTCTCTTCCTATAGGATCGTTTTCTTCGGCCTCACACGAAAGATTTATTCTTTCAACGTTTGGTTCGTTTCTTAGAAGTCTGCCGTATAAATCATCTTCATGCCATCTTGTCTGTATAACTATGACCTTAGCTCCTGCAGCAAGACGTGTTTTGAAAGAATCCTGCCATTCGGACCATATTCTGTCTCTGAATACTTCTGAATTTGCTTCAAGTCTGTTTTTGATAGGGTCGTCTATAATCATAAGGTCGCATGGCCTTCCTGTAACACCGGATGTAATACCACGTGAAATCATGCCTCCGCCTTCGGTTGTTTCAAATTCTACATTTGAATTAGGAGACTCGCACAAAGACACTCCAAACGATTTGCTGAACTCAATCATTTTCTGCCTGTTTCTTCTTCCAAATAGCTGAGCGAAGTCTTCTGAATATGAAATTTCAATTACTCTGTTTCTTGGATAGTTTGTCAAATACCATGAAGGGAATGTTTCTGTAACTGTCATAGATTTTCCATGCTGAGGGGGAAATGAAATAAGAAGAATATCATATGCATGTCCTGTATCTTTTTTTACAAAATTCTGGAGCCTGTCGGCAAGATACGATACTGCCTTCCCTGCTATCCATCTGTTATGGTGCACCAAAGCGCAATATGCTTTAAAATCCTGCTTACATAGTGCAAGCAATGCCTGTTTTTTATCCATTTATCTGTTTCCTATATCCTAAATTATCCATTATTGCGTCTATGTTTTCAGCCGATATATCAAGATCTATTGACGCGTTTATCTTTCTTTCAGGAGCATGATATCCGCCCATTTTGTTAAGTTCCTGCACAGCCCTTAATGCTGTAGCCATATCTCCTTCGGACATGCATTCTGTATAAATCTTTGTGAGCGCGTCTTCTGAATCAAATCCATTCCACGTCATCCTGAATGCCATTTTGCGTTTCATTTCTTTAATACATTCCTGGACTTCTGGTTCGTTAAGGTATCTCCACGCTCCTTTGTGCGCTGTATTATAATTAGCTCCTGGAGCTACTGCCATATACGCATCAACCTTAGACATGCCCATAGCAATATTCTCGCAAAACTGTATCTTTTTCTCTGATAATTTCTTAGACATAAAATATATATTTTGTGGCACACCACTCTATGCCTTTGTATACCCCCTTTTGGGATTTCTATTTCTATCGTACATTTGTTTTTGCGCACAAAGTCTCTAATTACACATGTCTGTCGCAAGCCAGTTAAAACAGCTATATTTGCTCAAATCGCAATACTGATAACCACCTTCACTAACGTACCCCTAAAGGGAAGCGCGCAGGCGTACTATAACGCTACGGCGGCGGAGACGTTGG